ATGAAGTTAAGATTAACCCAATTACTTTCTTTGCAGGAGCAGGGATTGTTAACTTTGGTAACTTAACTAAAACATCGGCAAGTTCAGCTTTGGACAGAATAAACGTTTCAAGATTGGCAGTCTACTTGAGAACACAGTTAGACGCAGTTGGGAAACCATTTATATTTGAACCAAATGATGAACTGACAAGGAACGAGATCAAGGGTGCAATAGAATCATTCTTGTTGGAACTTGTTGGACAAAGAGCATTGTTTGACTTCTTGGTAGTGTGTGATGACACAAACAACACACCAACTAGAATAGATAGAAATGAACTGTACGTAGACATAGCAATTGAGCCAGTTAAATCAGTTGAATTCATTTACATACCGTTGAGAATCAAAAACACAGGAGAAATTGCAAAATTAGGGAACTAATTTTCGATAAATAGGAGAAACAAATGGCAATATCAACATTATCAAAATTTACAGTACCTTTAAGCAACGATCAGAGTGCGGCATCACAAGGCTTGTTAATGCCAAAACTTCAGTATCGTTTCAGATTGATCCTAGAAAATTTTGGAGTATCAACACCAAGATCAGAACTAACAAAACAAGTAATGGATGTGACAAGACCCAGCTTGACTTTTGACACAGTGACACTAGATGTGTACAACTCGAAAGTATACATGGCAGGTAAACACACTTGGGAACCTCTAACAATTACTTTAAGAGATGACGTAAACAACTCAGTAAGCAAACTAGTTGGTGAACAGATACAGAAACAGTTTGATTTCTTCGAACAGGCAAGTGCGGCATCAGGTATCGATTACAAATTCACAGGCAGAATTGAAATGCTAGACGGTGGTAACGGAGCGAGTACTCCAAACGTTCTAGAGACATGGGAACTTTACGGTGCTTATGTTGAGAACGTAAACTACAACACACTGGCATACGCAACTTCAGACCCAGTGACTATCACACTGTCTATGAGATATGACAATGCGATACAGACACCTCAGGGTACAGGAATTGGCACAGCAGTAGCTAGAACGATCGGTACACTTTCAACAGGTGGTGGACAGTAATAAACAAAATTAGACTTAGCATTTAATACACTGAAAGCGTCTTTATAGGCGCTTTTTTTGTGACTATAAATAACAGTATGCCAAGCATTAACAACTTCTTAAAAGGTTTCCAAGATGGTCTTCCAGGGATGAAGGACTATCGACACGCATCTAGACTGTACCTCGACGATAATCACAAACTGGCACCAAAACAGAAGTTCCTGTTCCACGTGGTATTCCAAACGGACGAGACACTGTCTGTTGACAACTATTTTGATTCTCATGAGAAATACGAACTTAACATGTTGGTCAAATCTTGTGACCTTCCAAGTTACAACTTGAACTACGAAGAGAAAACACAGTACAACAAGAAAATGTACACCAACACAAGGATAGCGTACGAACCAGTGAACATAACTTTCCACGATGATCATGCCGACACAGTCAATGCATTCTGGAAGAAATATTATGAGTACAATGTTGCAGATTCAGTTTCTATGAACTCAGACCTAGCAATAAACGACACCAAGGACGATCTTTACAATGCCATGCAAGATAGAAAGACAAATAAATTTGGTCTAGACACACCCAAGGAAAGGCAGAAGCCTTTCCTGAAAGGCATAGAGATATTTGTACTACACAAAAAAAGATTCACGTCAATGACGTTGGTCAATCCTGTCATTGGTTCTTTTGCTCATGACAATCTAGACGCGGCCGACGGAGCAGGCACACTTGCAAACACTATGCAGGTGCTGTACGAGACTGTCATATACAAAGCGGGAGTGATAAGCAAAGGTACTATTCCTAGTTTTGCCAATGTACACTATGACAAAGAACCTTCACCGTTGTCTGTGTTGGGCGGTGGCACAAACAGTATATTTGGTCCAGGCGGTGTTGTGGATGGCGTTGGATCCGTTATAAGGAATGTTCGATCAGGAAACATATTAGGTGCAATACTGGGTGCTTCAAACACATACAACAATGCAAAAAAAATTAAGAAAAGTGGAGTAAAAGAAGAACTTAAAGGTCTCGCAAAGAAAGGTGTGCTAGAAATTGGTAAACAGGCAGGAACAATTACAAATCCTGTTGCATCATTCACAGTAGGGGCGGCCGTGGCGGCAGGTACCATCATTGCATCGGCTAGAGGATCAAGCGATAATAAGACAAAATTAAACAACACAGTGATTTCAAATCCTGAGCAGGACACAGTTACTAATCTAACCTCCGACGAGGCATTCAATCTTGTGACATCAGACAGTGATATTAAAAATCAAATTGCTTCAGGTATCTATTACAAAGACATCGGCTCACGAAAAGGGCTGACTGTGGCGGAATCCGACGTTGAGTACACAGGTTCTTCCGATACCGTAAAGAACGTATACACAAACAAAGCAACAACAGACATCCGGAAACTTGTAACCGAAGGATATATAAAAATACAAAGAGCAACACAAGATGTTGAGGTAGCAACCGAGAAAGCAGGATTATAATGGCTGATTTTTACACGAACTTACCACCAAAAGACAAAGACGAGTTGGACAAAACAATCGAAAAACTTACAAACTCAGACTACCAGACAGAGTACGAGTTCAATGCAGGCGAGTATGATGCCGCTATAGGATTCTTTGTGAAGAGGGGATTCACTAGGACCTCAGCAGAGTCAACTGCATATGTGATATTGTCACAGGCAAAGATAGACAATGTCAATCCACAGGAACTGCTAGACAAGTTAGGACATGCTTCGGAAATACAGCTATCTGAAGTGATAACAATAATCCTCAATGCTAACAGATACAAATCGAGTAGATTAGGTGTAAGACAAAGTTTAACTACAAGCGAAGTCGTGTCTAGAAATATACTAGACTAATGCTACCGAGATTCGCCAGAGGAAAGTTCAATCCTAAAAACGGTGACAAGTATGTAGGGCTTAAAACACCAACGTATAGATCAAGCTGGGAACATTCATTTATGCGATTGTGCGATGAACATCCTAACGTGTACAAGTGGGCCAGTGAAAGTATTAAGATTCCTTACAGGCACCCATTCACAGGCAAGTACACAGTGTACGTTCCAGATTTTTTTATCGTGTATCAAGACAAAAGCGGAAAGAAACATGCAGAAATGGTAGAAGTAAAGCCTGCCTCTCAAACAACAATGGAAGCGGCTGGTAAAAGTATGGCAAAGAAAAAACAAGTAATCATCAATCATGCCAAGTGGGAGGCCGCTAACGCATATGCCAAACAGAACAAACTAAGATTCAGGGTGGTGTCAGAAGAACAACTATTCCACAACGGTAAACGTAAGTAAATAAAACAATGACAAAGAAACTAGAAGATATTCTCAATTTACCAAATGTCAAGGAAGAATTCAAAGAGGTAGATAAGAAGGAAAAAGATAAAAAATTAAAAGAGACTGCCAATGGTGGTACCACTGTTTCAGCAAAAAATCTAGATCCAAAGACACAGGCGAACCTACAGAAAAGCTATGCGGAGTTTGACAAGATCGCGGCATCACTGCCACAGGTGAAAGGCTTGGGTGATATGTCTGATCTGGAGATGGACAAGCTGGCCGTAGAAGCAGAAGAGAGCTATAAGAACCTAATGGACCTGGGCATGAACGTGGACTCGCGTTATTCAGGACGTATATTTGAGGTTGCAAGTAACTTCCTAAAGAACGCCATAGATGCAAAGAGCTCCAAGATAGACAAGAAGCTCAAAATGGTGGATCTACAACTTAAGAAACTGAAGCTGGATAAAGACGGCAATAAAGACGGTTCTCCCATAGAAGAAAGCGATGGATTTGTGATATCTGACCGTAATGAATTAATGAAGAAACTATTAAAGAAAGGCTAAATATTGCATATGAGCACATTCACACAGTATCTTACGGAAGCGGCAAAGTCATATGACTACAAAATCAAGGTAGCTGGCACAATAGCAGACGATTTCAAGAACAGGATGGAAACTGCACTTCAAAAATTCGAATTGGCTAAAATGTCAGCTGGTAAAAAAACACCAATACAAAGTTTACCATTAGATTTTCCTGCTTTAAGCAACGAAGAGGTGACAATTTTTGATGTGACAACAAATTATCCATGTTCAGTTAACGAATTAAAAGAATACCTAGCAGACTACATGAATATAAATGCGTCAATGATAGTTGTGAGAAAGCCAGGTGAGCCCACAGAAGAATACCAGGATGAGATTGCAAACGCAGGCAAGTCAGACTTTGCAAATAAACTAGCAAGTGTAGAAGAAAAATTTGAAAAGCATCCAGTCAAAGGTGAAGAGCATTTTGGTGACAAACACAACATGAGCTTGATGAGAGAATTACTTAAAGACAAAGAAGACAGATACCATATTACAAAAGGCACTGACGACAAAGTTGGAAAGGTCATGCCAAGTGAAGATGATAAAAAAGCAGGTTCTCCAGTACACCCTGGACCAGGACCGGTAAAAGGAAATCCACACCCAGCAACACTACAAGGATTCAAACAATAAGGATATAAGTTATGGAAATGATCGACGTATTAAAAAAATTAGAAGAAATTGCACAGACTAGACCAGAACTAGTTGCAGATGCGGTGGACAATGTTTCAAGAACTAATCCTGCAGAAGTACAAGACAATGCAGTACAAACTGAAAGAGTTGGCGGAATGTCCGACATACACATAGGTGCTGAAGAAGTTGTAGGCGAATACGCGGACGAAGATGGCAACTTGAAAATGCCAAAAGCGGATGTGTTAAGAGCGATGGCGGCTGAAAAAGAAAAAGCAAGTTTTCCTAGATCATACGAGATCGAAACTGCAATGGCGATGGTCAATGACAAATTTGGCAATGACGGCATAGCAAAAGACGACATGGATGGCCAAGATGAATCAGCGGTGCAGGAAGACACCAACGATGACCTGATGCAGTGGGCCAAGAAATACTCACAGTACAAGAATCTAGAGGACGACAACCTGATCGAGGCGTTGTATGATTTCGCATTTGATCTGGGCATAACACAATTCATATTCGAAGTTGGCGAACTACAGGCCGCGGAACAGAAACTTGGCAAGAAACAAGAGGACTGGGAAGACGCAGAAATCAATGCCG